TGTGAGACTGTTTTATAGGTGGCTTTAGTTTGCCCTTTACCCTTACCTTCTTTAACAACTTGAACACCACGACTATAGCGATAAAACGCTTCACGTGCACTTTTAGACATGCTTGATTCATCAGCATACCCACGTGGTTTAAAATCTAACATACGATAAATGATAGCGCCTTTAGAACGGTTTGCTTTAAATGCTGCCCATTCACTTGCGTCTACTTCGTAATAATTATAAAGAGTTCCATCACGGAACATAACGGTGAGTTTTTCTTCGTCCTCATCATAACCAGCGGCAACTGTACGTGGACGTTGCGGGTTCGTAGTAGAGGTTGGAACTAAAGTAAGGGGTGCTGGAGAAGTGTCTTCTTCATTTTGCGGACCCGCATATCCAGGAACATATTCGTTTACACCAATAACTTCATAAAATTGGCGACTAAGTTGGGTATCTACCGCCTGTGTTTGACCAGCAAGATTGTCGTATTTCTTTGGGTCGTAGTAGTCCATAGAAACATCATTGTCTAGCCAAGCGTCATTCATATTTTTAAACTCTGCTTTTGTTGCGGTAACAGGCACACCGCTGAACTCATCACCAAAAACATTAGAAGTAATACTTCTTAACATTTCCTGAGCAGACGGACGAGACACCCCTCTAGAGGTGCCTCGTCCGCCTGTAGGTCTAACCATTTTTAGATTATGATGCTGCTGCGAATGGTGTAATTGTTACTGCTGCTGCTGGAGCGATTGTATTTGCTCCTGCTGCAATTGATTGAGTCTTGATAGTTCCTTCAAGACCAACAACAGTTGCTGATAGTCCTGTAAGTGCAAGAACATCAGTGTTTGTACCTGTTGCAGTAAATGAGTTGGTGCTTGAAGTTGCAACGGTGTATGTGCCGTTTGCTGTTGCACTGCCTGAGTTAGCAATAACAACCTTCTGACCAACTGAGAATCCGTGGGATGTTGCTGTTACTGTGATAGTTGTGCTTCCAGCAGTACGAGCAATTGCGGTTGCTGTTTTAGCAGCGTTTGTTGCTGCTGTTGCAGTTGTAGGAACAAGTGATGCGTCCTTCATTGCGTCAGTTGCAAGTGCTGTTGTCAAACCAATTACTGAAGGTACAAGTACGTAGTCAGTTGCTCCTGCTACATCTTCACCAGCAGAGTTTGCTGTGAACTGTGGGTACCCGCCCCATCCTGAAAGAGCGATGATGTGGTTATCAAGTGCTGGGTCTAAACGTTCTGCAGTTGTGTCTGGGCGAGCATCGTTTGGTTGAATAGGGAAATTACCCCATACGAAATCAATTGCTACCTCGCCTAAATCATCAAGCAAGTTTCCGTTGTTATTCGTTGCCATTTATTTTCTTCTTTCTCTATAGAGGTGTTAATTTCCCCATGCGCTTAGGGGAACCTTGGTATGTAGTATCCAAGAAGAATTGCTCTATGTCAGGGTTTATTCGTCACACTCGTGTTCATCTAACTCTTCTTGAAGAAGAATCTCGTCACAATTTTTACACTTAAAGAACCGAACATCATCTAACCCAACATGTAAAGAATCAGAGTGGTGTTCATCAACGTGCATTTGTGGTTGGGCTAAAACTTCTGGGGGAAAAGGTCCTCTAGGGCTGTGCGAAATAGCGGGAATGGCATGGCCTTGAATTGCAAACTTACGAATGATAGGCATTTATTCTGCCTTCTTCTTTGTCGCTTTCTTCTTTGGCTCTTCGGTTGTTTCTTCTTCATCCTGTATTTCTTCAACTACTGGTTTTTCTACAGGAGTAATTTCTACTTTAGGGGTAACAATGTTCTTTAAGCCTTCTTCAATAACTGATTTAAAAGAGTCAGTTGTCTTAAGAAGACCAGCATTTTTTGCGTTCTCTAAAAAAGTTGGCAAATGTACATTGCAATATAGAACCTGTGTTTTTTCTGTCATTTGGTAAATATAAAAAGCATCTTTTTTACAGTTTGCACACTTCATTAGCAATCCCACGCTCTCAACGATTTATTAATACGGCTGTTAGGGTGATTCGCCGTTTTTGCAGACGTATTAACCTTCTTCATACCTTCCATCCTTGCACAAAAAGACTTACGACGTGCTGCAGACTTAGGAGACTTTTTAGCCTGTTCTTTTTTAACGGGAGGTTTTAAATCAGAACCTGGATGTTCACGCTCATAGGACTTACGACCTTTTTCGTTAAGGCCACCTTTTTTGTTCTTGCCCTCGCTACGGGACCATGCTGCAGTTTTTTTAGTTGCCATTAACTACCCCTTTTTTGGCTGCATAGCCTTACGTGCGTAATTAGGAATTTTAATTTCTGGTTTAACAGCAAAGTGACCTGTTTGTGTTGCAATGCTTGTGTCAAAATGTTGTTTGCGTGTTTTATACTCTTTGTAGGCTGGATTGGCTTCTGCTCTTTTTGTTTTTGGATTACGCTGTACAGTTCCGCCCTTCCACTCACCAGGATTAGTTGGAATATTTGTAGCAATAACTTGTCCAGTGCTATGAGTAGCCGCTGGTGCTTCAGGCGCTTTAGTTTCTGTTGGAGCCTCTGCCGCTTGTGGAGCCTCTGCTTTTGGCGCACGAGTTTTACTGGCTTTTTTTACGCTACCAGTTTGGATACCCTCATAGTCCATAGTAATAGGGGTTTCACCTTGAGCACCCTTGTAAACATGGCTGTGCATATCTTTTGCAAGAACATGTTTAGTAACCATACGACGTATGTCGTGTTCTTGGTCAGCCTGTTGCGACGCAGCACTTGCAATACCTTGTTGCATAGCATTAAGACGACCAGAACTTTTGCTACCAAGCCAATTAAATGGATTGCCGCTAGAGCCATGGCCTGCGGTTACTCTGTTCATCTGTGACATGGTCTAATCTTCCCTTAGTTTTTTGGTTCTGATGTGGTATTCGTCAAACAATTTTCAATGTTAATTAGACGCTCACCCATCTCTACAAAAGCATCAAGCAACTTATCTTGAGTTTCAATAACCTTTGTTTGATTTTCGTAAAGACGGTCTACTCGGTCTTTAACAGTGGTATATCCACCATTTTGGCTAAGTTCTCCATCCATACGGTTCATACGTTCCATGATTCCTGGAATTGCATCCCGTCCTGGAGATTCCTCCTCACCTTCCCAGTCACGCATGAAGCGCTCCATCCATGCAGCCCAACGTTTTACTTTCTTGTAGAACGGACTCAAGAGCACTCCCAGGCTAATGAGAGCACCAGCGACAATGCCGATAGTTGCAAAGGTATTTGTCACTGGTGCATCTCCTCTAAATTACTTCTTGCCGAAACCGTATGATGGGTCTTTTGGATTTACAAACTTTGCTGCTGGTCCAAGTAGACCTGCAATAAAAGCATTAGCCAAAGTTTTTGGGTCCGAAATTCCAGACATATAAAGCGCTGCAACAGCAGCAACTGATGCACGGAGCCAAGTTGCTCCTGCAGCCTTAAGTGCGTTGATATCCATGTTACTCCTTACTAATTGCCCAACTCAGAAGTAATGGTCTCTTATTCGTCGCGGTTACGCAGGGGATACGTAATAGCCCATGCAAATAGTGTTGCAATGATTGCGTATCCAACAATGGTTTTAGCGCTTCCGTCTAAAACTACCCAAGCAATAAACATGCCAAGCAGAGTCCATAGTTGGTCAATCATGTCTTTTAGTACTTTCATGGCTTTCGTCTCCTTACGCCTTTACTCTCACCTGATGAGCCTCCACCACCAGAACTTCCGCCTCCACTACTTCCACCAGAAGATGAACTTCCAGTAGAACCTGCTGCTGCACCAACTGCGTTCATAGCAGCACCTGCGGCAACAACCGTTGCAACAACCATGTCGGTTGCCTCTTCACGTTCTTCGGTAGACATGTCGGCGCCAACACTTCCAAGGGCTGCTAATGCTGCTCCTGGGTCAGAAAATGCTTCGGCAAGTAAGGCTCCAGGGTCTTGTAGCAGTTCAACTTGTGCAGCAACTTCAGCAGAAATAACTACTGCGTTTCCTTGCTCATCGGTACGAACATCTACGGGAGTCTCTGGAGGTAAATCCTTATACTCAATGCCTGCTTCTTTGATTGCTGCAGCGGAAATTGATTCTCCAGGAGCAACTGATGCAATTAACTCAGTTGCAATAACGGTTTTTTGTTCTTCACTTAGTTTACCTTCTTCTGCCGCCTTCTTCAGCGCTTCCTGTTCTGCAAGTTTTTCTGCTGCTGCTTTTGCCTCAGCAACTCGTGCTGCTTCAGCAGCAGCCCTTGCATCTGCTTCAGCCCTTGCCTTTGATGCTGCTTCTGCTGCTAGACGGTCTGCCTCTGCTTTTGCAGCAGCATCTGCCGCAGCCTTTGCTTCTGCTTCTGCTTTTAGTCTTGCTTCTTCAGCAGCCTTGGCTTCTGCATCGGCTTTGGCCTTTGCTTCTTCTGCGGCTTTTGCTTCCGCTTCAGCCTTAGCCTTTGCTTCCGCTGCTAACCGTTCTTCTTCTGCTTTGGCTTTTGCCTCTGCTTCTGCTTTGGCTTTTGCTTCTTCAGCAGCAATTCGTTCTGCTTCAGCCTTTGCTGCTGCTGCTTCTGCAGCAAGTCTTTCTGCTTCTGCTTTCTTTGCGGCTTCTTCCGCTGCAACTCTTTCTGCTTCTACACGAGCAGCCTCTTGTTCTGCAGCAATTCTTGCAGCCTCTGCTTTGGCTGCTGCTTCTGCTGCTAGTCTTGCAGCCTCAACTTCAGCAGCAATTCTTGCAGCCTCAACTTCTGCTGCTACGCGAGCAGCCTCAACCGCTGCTGCTATTCTTGCAGCCTCAAGTCTTTCTGCTTCTGCAAGCCTTGCCACCTCTGCTAGTCTGGCAACTTCTGCTAATCTTGCTATTTCTGTAATCCTTGCTGCTTCTGCTAACCTAGCAATTTCTGCAAGTCTTTCCACTTCTGCTAATCTGGCAACTTCTGCGAGTCTGGCAACTTCTGCGAGTCTGGCAACTTCTGCAGTGATGGCTGCGATTCTTGCAGCCTCTTGCTGTGCCGCCAATACTGCTGCTGCTTCTGCTTGAAGTCTGGCAACTTCTGCTAGTCGTGCAACCTCTGCAAGTCTGGCAACTTCAGCAAGTCTGGCAACTTCTGCTAATCTGGCAACCTCTGCTAGTCGTGCAACTTCTGCTAATCTTGCAACCTCTGCTAATCTGGCAACTTCTGCGGTAGCGGCTGCTATAGCGGCCTCAGATGCTGCCTGCTCTGCAGCAATTTCTTCTGCAGTTTTTCCAATTTTTAATGTAACAACATTTGAGTTTGCAGAGTAAAGTGCTAATGTATCGTTATCTGACCTAATATGAAATGACCACACCGTACCGCTTGGCTTTAAAGACTCAAGCAACGAATGATTAACTGTTATCGTCGTATTTAGTGCATTAGCGTCTCCCACGTTTCCTGTGGCAATTCCCCAACCATTGCAACCATCACACGTAAAACTAATAGCGTAGCGTTCTGGTTGTCTATTTCCATCTGTAGGAGCGTTCCAGGTGAGTAGTGCAGAAGTAGGACCATCAACTACTGTTAGATTTGTTGGCGCACCTATGGTTAGTACCTCTGGTGGTATAACTACTGCTGGTGAAGTTGTGAATGCTGAAGAAGAAACAACATTCATTCCGCTTCCTTGGTCCCAAAAAAGAACGGCTCTCGCTCCCCCACCATTTTCGTAGTACATAAGTTCTATAGAACGGGAAACTCCTGCGGTAAAGGATATGGGTGCGCTTGTAGTTCCTCCACCACCTTTATCTACCCAATCATCCGCTATAAGACTTCCGTCAATATAAAGACGAGTACCATCATCTGCATCTGTTGAAAATAAAACAGTTTGTGTTGTTGGGCTTGTTATGTACCCAATAAAGCGAACAATTACATCTTCGCTTGGGCCGCCAAGAACACTTCCGCTACCCCAATTAAATGATACGTTAGGAACCGTAGTAACAAGCACAGGTGATTGTCCTTGTGGAATAAAGGGAGCACCATTTTGCCCAAGTACGTTATAGACTTCGGCGGTTAACCCAGGGTTAGGTGAATTACCGTGGGCAGATTCTGCAAATATTGAAGGTAATAAGGATGCGGATAATGCGACAAATAGTGCTGCGATAGTACGCAGTGCTTTCAAGTTTTCCCCTTGGATAACTATAACGCTCTCTCTGTATATTAAAGCAGAAGTTACATTGGTTTTCTTAGTTTATTAATAATTTGTTTTGAGTTGTTGTCTTGAGAGTTAGTTGACTCTCCTTGTACACCCCTACCGCGACTTGCCCATGCAAAGATAGATGCACGTGTTTCACTCTTTACAACAGGTTTAGCGGCTTCAAAACGCTGGGTGGTACTTGTGCGGTTGTTTACCTTTAAAAGTTTACGGTTAAGTTGATTGCTCACGCTACCGCTCCACCAGTTGCTCCTGTTATAGCAGTTCCACCTTCGCCCATACCCGTAGAGTTTCCAGCCATTGCGTCAAGGTTTTCTGCACCAACACCTAAGTTCTGACCTAAATCTTTTTTATCTTCTCCAGTCTGGGATTGAATGATTGTTCCCGAACCAATTCCACCTACCATGTTTGGGTAGTTAAAGAGCCAATACCCATTGCCAATAAAACCTGAGACTCCTTGCTTGCGAGCATAGCGACGACGCTGTATTTCTTCCCAGGCTGCTTTCTGACCATCAAATTGATGACTAAGATTACTCATGATGTTTTATCTAAATTCTCTTTGTTGTATGCGCCTACGTCTTGCTTTACTGCTCCGTACATTCCTAGCCCATAAAATTGTTGACCAGAAAGTGGTTGCCACAACTTGTAGTAATCAACTTGCGTCAAATCATTATCTGTCTTCATGTTTTAAAAGTCTTTCTGGGTCATAGACATCTACCGCTTGTAGAACTAATGTGTAACCAGTTTCTTTTGCGTGATGTCCACAGAAGTACAGTTCACCTGTTTTTAACGTTGCCCTAACCATTGCTCGTGCACCGCACTTGTCGCAGCGGTCAGTGGCTGTTAACTCTACTTGTTCAATTACATCGTTCATGAACTAAATCCTGGTTTTGGTAAAGACGTATGACTGTTAGCAGCAAATTTATCTTGAACGTTAGAAATAGTTAAACCTTTAGGACCATCAAACTTAGAACTCTCTGGCATGGCTTCTTTGTTTTGTGTCATGGGATTAAACTCTGCCTGAGATAACATGTCTCTATTTTGCACCCTTTAAGATTGTTCTGTATGGTGAACCCATGAAAACCTGCAATCGTTGCAAAACAGAAAAACCATTGACAGATTTTAATAAGAAAAGAGCCAGTGGTGTGCAACCTTATTGCAGAACCTGTCAAGGCGACTACCAACGAGAAAACTACGAGGATACCCGCGTAGACAGGTTAGATAATATTTATGAAAACCGCAAGAAACGCAAGAAAGTTATTAGACTCTTTTTAGCCGAGTATTACAGTACGCACCCTTGCGTGGACTGCGGAGAGACAGACATTGTGGTTTTGGATTTTGACCATCTTTTGGAAAAGAACTTTGGGATAAACAACGCCATACGAGACGTGCTACCGCTTGAGCGTATCAAGGCTGAACTTGAGTACGGGGAAGTCCGTTGCTCTAACTGTCACAGGAAAGTCACCGCTGAACGTACTAACAACTGGCGTTGGCGCTACCAGCATGGCCTAAGCGTAGATGCCTTGGACTACCGAGAAAATTTGTAAAGAAAGGCTTAGGTCTGTAGTCTAAGACCACAAACAACGGAAGAGGGAAAATGAAAAAAGTTATTTATTTATTTGTAACGATATTTTTAATAGGCACTACAGCAGCACCAACACATGCAGAAGTAGCACCATCAATTGCAGTCATTGACACAGGTACAACTCCATCACTTTTTGGCGACAGAATTGTTGCTGAGTATTGTGTTGTTGAGTCGTACAAATGTGCAAACGGTAAAACTTCTATGGAAGGTGCTGGAGCATCATTACTTCCTGCTTTTAAGGACAAGGCTCTTGACCACGGAACACAGATGCTCTCTATTGTTGCAAAGGTGAATCCTTCAGCAAAGTTATTGCCAATTCGTATTGTTGGGGTAAATCCAAATGGTAACGCTGGTCTGTACTCTTTGGACTCTGTAAAGATGGCTCTTGATTGGGTCATTGCTAATCAGGCAAAATACAACATTGCAGTAGTAAGCATTTCTCAGGGTAGAGTGTTTGCTAACTGTAAAGTCCCTGCAGGCATGGTTGAGCAAATTGCAACACTCAAAGCACGCAATGTTGCTGTCATTTCAGCAACAGGAAACAACAGTAATAAAACAGCAATTAACTCACCTGCCTGCATTGCGGACGTCATTGCGGTAGGAGCCACCGATAATCCATGGTCTGGTTCTGAGCCTTTTGCTTGGGATAGCAAAGCAAAGCCTTACATTGCCCGTTACACCAATATTTCTTCTGCTATTGACTTCTACGCTAATGGTCGTTGGTTTGTAACTAATGCTAACGGAACTACCAAGTTTACTGTTGGCACATCTAACGCAACTGCATCTATTGCAGGGTTATGGCTTTTAAATAGAAAGTCCTCAGTAGATGAGACCTATGCAACTATTCTTGCTACTACAACAACAGCGTCTAATGAGTACGCTACTGGAAAGTATGTTTTAATACAGTAATGCCAAAGTACGAATACGCTTGTATACAGTGTGACTTAGACTACGAGAAAGAGCGTAGCATTCACGACGCAGAACCTAATTATGTCTGCGATACGTGCGGCTACGCTCTTCAACGTGTCTTTACACCTTTTGGCCTTCAGTTTAAAGGCTCAGGTTTTTATAAAACTGGAAATTAGTTGTAGTCTGGGTCGTCTTCTTTAGCAGGAACAGTTTTTGCTGTTTTAGCCTTTGCTTGACGTTCTTCTACTTCTACATCTGCCACAGTCTTTGCGCCTTTATCAACGGTTGAAAACGCTGCGTTGATTTCGTCTAGAGTTAGTTTTCCATCGTCCATAAAAGCACGAGCCAACTTCTCAATAACAGCAGCAACTGCTGTTAACCCTGCAACTGTTACAGCCTTAACAGTTGAGATACCAGCAATTGCACCAGCACCAATAACACTTAAACCACTGGCAGCAAAAACTGCCACAATACGCATTAGCACATTGTTTAAACTTTTCATAAGATTCCTCATACCGTTCTCTTTCCCCTCAATTAGATACCTATTATCAGTCTTCTAAAATGCCAATACTGGCTAAGTAACGTTCTTTTTCTGTCATAAGGAAATCTTTGATTTCTTCTTGTCGTAAACTAATCTGTTCTTCTATTTCTTTTTGCACTTTCTCTTCCAATTCATCTTTGTGCTGGCTGTATTGTTCAACCGCATAATCTAGGGCTGACTGAATAGTCGCCGCTTTTACTTGTGCCTCTTCCCATGCTTTTAGGAATGGCTCTGTCTTCTTTTCTTCTAGAAACTGCTCTTGTTCCAGCGCTCTAGAGAGGCGCTTCTTTTCTTTGTTTGATTTGTAAAGTATTTCGTCCATGTTCTAACCCTATCAGGTTACTTGTATTGTTCCACAACCTGTACAGGCCCTGATGTATTCACATCTAATTTAGCCGCAATCTCTACGGCTTTTTCTGGAGTTGCTCCTGCGTATAAAGCGCCCATTGCGTAATCAGCCCCAGAACCCACTCCGTAAATTCCACTTCCTGAACGAATTACAGATAAGTCATCCCCAATATCAAATAGTTCTCCACCAACAGCCATAATGAAACTAAAACGGTTTTCTTCCGCTTTTCCTTCACCCTTACCTTCATTGAAATCATAACCATTATCAGTTAAGCATTTTCTAAGAGAAGGCATTGCTTTGGTAATCATGAAGTGATAAATGTCTTCAGACTCTTTAATTGTTAGTTTTGGTGGAACCCAAAAGTGTTGAACAACATCGCAGGGTTGAACTTCACCACTGCCTGCAACAAGGAAAGCCCCACGTTGTGAAATCTTTTTCATATCAGGATGGTTGTAACGACGTCCGCCGTCACCAGTAACTTGGTTATCAGCAGCAATAACGCATTTCTCTTTGTATTGAACCGCAACTATTGTGGTCATGACTGCTCCTTCACAGATAACCCCCCTAGCCTATCAGGTCTAAGGGGGTTATTGTGTAATGTCCGATTAGAGCAATTTGACCAGTTCTGCCCATGTTTTAGGGCCGATGATGCCGTTTGAGTCCACTAGGTCGTTATTGTCTTGGAATGCAACAACTGCTTTCTTGGTTGCTGGGCCGTAATCGCCGTCTGCAGCCAATCCTAGAGCCGTCTGTACAATCTTGACAGATTCACCCTTGTCACCAGGCTTAATCTTGCCTGGGAAGGCTGGAGCGTCTGAGACAGGTACCTCAGCCTCAACCTCGTTGCCCTTATAGTTAGGGCGACCCCAACCTACGATAGAGACTAAAACTTTCTTTTTGTTGGACTTGTAGGCACGAATCTGGTTGCAAACTTCGCCACCATTACGCTGGTCACCTTTCTTCTTGCCAGAGGTGTTTCCCTCAATGGCGGTTACAACGCCATCAGAGTCAACGCCTGTGCAAATACCAACATGTGAGATACGGTCTACGCCGTCTCCTGGGAAATCAAAATACAAGATATCTCCTGGTTGTGGTGACTGTCCGCAGTCTGCGTCAAACCAAGTCTTCATCTTCTTAAAGGCCGCTGCACCTGCCACAGTAGAAACAGTGTTAGGAACTTTTACGCCTGCTTGGGTAGCGCACCACATAACAAAAGAGCCGCACCATGGAAGAAAATTGGCTTTTGTAAATGCGCCATACTTTGTTTGGTTATCTTTAGGGCCTTCAATAGTGCCCAATTCTTTTTTAGCAACTTCAATGATTGCTGCTGCTGTGCCTTGTTCAGCCATGGGTTTTACCTTTCTTAAGATTATTTACTTTTTAAGTTTAGATTGTGCTTCCAAGTACAGGTGTGCACGAGCACTATGTCCCATATCTTCTGCAGTTAGCAGACCGCCATGTTTAGTGACTCCACTTTCTTTTAACATATTAAGTCCATGACGTATATCTCCACGAACGTGATTAGCAGTTCGTACTCCGCCGTAATCGTTTGCTAAATGTTGGTGAATGGCTGACGGGTGCCGAGAACCCATTCCTTTTCCAACCCTTTCGTTACCTATAGGATGAAGGTTCATGTAGGCGGTCTCATGTGCTAAGTACTGTGGGTCTTCGTGATAATCAGCCATTTATTCTCTTCTTTCTTTAGTCTTTGTACTGGTGACGAACTGGTATTGGTCTTGCTGGGTCAATGTCATGAGCAACTGCAAGACGGTGGTGTCCATCGGCAAGTCTAACTCTTTTGTTTTCATGCCAAATGGTGAGTGGTTCAGTAATCCAATGTTTTTGAACACTAGACCCCAAACCTGATGCCCACGCTGCCGCACTTGCTTCGTTCAAATCTTTTCCTGGTGCCATCTCAACAGAACCAAGAATATCGTGTGCACTCATAGGTTCCCCAAATTGCTTAGGGTTAGTTAACTTGCTCATGCCTTAGTGCTGCTTGCAGTATCAGAGGCCTTAGAGTCTGGAACCATTTGCATAGCCACATTTACGTAATTCTCTTTTGGCATAGAGAACTGGCTCAAAGAAATAGATGCACTCATTTTTTCTTTGTCCGATGTTTGTTGCCCTTAGCCACATTTTTAGAGTGACTCATAACTTTTAAATTTTTGGCACCATCATTGTGCTTGTTGTTATCTGCGTGGTCAACGTCCACGTTCTTTGGCAGTTTGCGCCCCAATGCTTTTTCTTTATTGTAACGAGCAGCATTAGTAGAAGTATGTTTACCAGTCTTGTTATCAACGATGGTCATCTTCTTACGACCATCTTTGGATTTATCGGCGTAAGGGCCGTATGCCTTAACTGTCATGATTGGCTTTCGTAGGAGTTGTCAGACTCACAGATGCACTTACAAGTATCTTCCAAACAAACATTGAGGTACATAGAATGCTCACACTTAATGCAATTAGCCATTCTTTGGTTTCCTGTTCGGGTTATTGGTATTAGCCTTCTTAGTCATAGCACCCTTTTTAACCTTTTTGCTTGAAGGAGTCTTTAACTTCTTAAGAAGGTTCTGTTGTTCTGCTACCTTCTCAGGGGTCATCTTGCTTTTATTGGGCAAGTTTGTCTCAGCCTTAATAGGCTTGTTGATATCAGTACCTGGAACTTTTTGACGGGCCATGTGAGTATTGTGCCATTACTTGGCTTTTAAATCCTCAACAAGCGATGCCCAAGTTGTCAGGTGTTGTCGTTCAATTTTGTAAAAGACATCGGTGACTTTGCGGTAAGGGTCAGTGACAGTTTTCTTAAACCACTTATCTTTGGTGTTGGAGTGGACAACTAGCATGTTGCCTGACTTCTGGCTAACCATCACATAGGCGTATGGCTTTACCTTCTTAGCCTCATAACCTGAGACGGTATCTACATAGATATCTTTCTGCCAGAACAGCGCTGGGTCCTCTGAGAAACCTAAGTTACGTGACTTCACCTCAAGGATGAGGCCGTTGTCTAAGATGATGTCTTTCTCGTTCTCGGTCATGCGCTGTATCTCTTCGGCGCTTGAGACCAACTCTAACTCAGGAACCTCGCACCCGATTTTCTCACCTTGGAGCCTTTGAGCAACCATCTCGTTGTAGGAGTGCCCCTGCGTCATAGCGGCGTGATAATCAAATGTCATGAGTTCCAGAGGTCTTCTTCCAGCAAGTCATCAGGGTTAATCACTAAATGTTTGGGAACATTCACGTGCCAAGAAATCACCATATCTAAATTGGGTTGTGGCTTAACGGTAATGTCGGGCAAACCTGACCAGAGCGGAAAGTTTTTTACCTTTGCGTTAAAATAATCTTTGAGCACGTTTTCATAGGCAATTGCGACGGCCCCATCTTGCACGACCATGGGAGCGGCAAGTGTAACTGAGTTACCAAATGTCTTTACATTTTTATTAAGGACTTCTCTCTTTTTGGCGTGCTCTTCTTTGAGGTGGTTGTAATCTGGATAGGTGGTGGTCGTCCAACCCTCTTGTTCTAAATGATTTTTAAACTGCTTGTTAATTCTGCTATTAATTTTATGCTGTGGTTGTTTTATCATTGCCCATCTCCCTCTGCCGTTGGCAAAACGCTGGCGGTGCTTTTTTCCTCAGTAACCGCTCTTCTGTCTCTAATATCTACCCATAGGTCAAAACCTCTACCTATCACAATGCCAATGAGTATCCCTAGCCAAATGTTATTTTGCATAGTGCTCCTTAACACGTTCCTCGTTAAGTTCTAGTACACGATTAGCAGCATCGTGAAACTCATTCATCACATCATCTAAAACTGATTTGCGAATGGCGATATATAACTCTGCCTCAATGGGCAGGTCAACCATCTTCACCCATGGTTTACGAAGTTCGTAATTACCTAGTTTCATTCTTACCTTTTGGATGGGCTGATGGGTCGGTCAATGTCCCACGAGTATCCTTCTTAACCTTCTGCGTTACTTGTTTCTTTAACTTCTTTAACTCGTGATACTCACTTGCAGTGTTCTTAGGTATCTTCATGCTTCTTCTCTCTTCCAGTGGATGAATGACTTAATGTAAACTGCAGCATAAGCAATGGCGGAGAATATAAAGCCATATTGTTCTGTGATAATTGCATAGGTAATCCACAATACTTCATTAGCGCAGAGTATTAACCAACCCCAAATAGTCTTGCGCCCAACAAAGTAGATACCTGCTACACCGATTACTGCTAATACCCAAGACCACATTAGTGTTTTGTCCATATCTCTACGTATGCATACCAGTGTATGAAATTAATTGTTAGTGAATTATCGTAGTGGCAATAAGATATGCCGAAACCCCAAGAGTCCCACTTACCCCATCCTGCTTTGATATTCATAGCCCCACTCTATCAGGGCGTTTTAATTTTAAGAAATAAAGATTAAGGCGTCTATTCGTTCCACCGCCGATGGTGAGCCTCAACACGGCTTTTTGCTTCTTGCGCAGTTTTAAAGATTTCTCCGTGAAGGCTAGAACCTTCTATCTGCCACTTATGAGCGGTATTGTAAGTATTCCAAACCTTTGCTCCGCTAGGCCCATGAACGTGGTATGTGACGTTTGTGTCCTTGTCGTGTTCTTTTGTCCAATCAGATGGAGTAGTAGGTGAGCCTGATTTGCGACTTGCCCTATTTTCTGCACGACTTTGTTTTAGTTCAGCCTGGGATTTGGCAACCCATTCCTGTAATTGCTCTAATGATAAGTTATCTGAAGCGCTCATTTAGAACAACTTATAATGTACTGAGTCGGGCTTTTCTTCACGTAACTTCTTTGCCATGTGCTCTGTTTTATCATGTGCAACTCTTCCTACGTTTAAGACTGAACCTTCTGGTGTTGTCTTGTGCATATAGTCAAACATCTGGCGCCCAATACCTCCACCTGCGTGGCGGTCTAGCACGTGCATGTAGCCAATATTAGTATCAGCAATTGGTTTACTTTTTTCGCGTACTTCATTGCCGTGTTCATCTTTACTGACGAATGTAAGACCAGATTCACGGTGAGGTTCACGATAAAAGTCTGAGTAACCAACTAGTCCTGGTTCACCCTTTGGGTGCTCAACTATGCCGCCACCTTCTGGGGTTACAACTCGTGGGGTTGGGTCAGACGGGTCATATACAGATAAACGACGTGGCTCACCGTATGAACGAATAGGATGTGAGTACGCCATATTTTCTGGCATATCATGTTCAACGTAGTGACGCCCTTTGGCATCAGAAAACTCTGAGTATCTAGCGCTCATTAAAGACTCAATTCTGGATGTTCAAACTGTTTGGTATTTAAGTTCTTTTTAGGAGCAAGCATGTTACGCATCAGTGCTCGTCCTGAGCCAACGGTTGAAGCATCTATCTTGGAGTGTCTTGGGTCTTTTTCCTCATCTAAATGAACGTGGACTCGTTTTGAGCCTTCAACCTCATGTTGTGCGTCCTCTTTGGTTGCAGGGTTATAGGGGTCAATAGACTCAGGCTTTTTACCCATTTTTTCATTGACTTTGTTTACTAACTTGACACTATCTTTGCTTAGGCTGGTACGGACGTCTGTACTAGGCAGTTCACCGTACCTGTGCAACGATTCAAGGGCCATAGTTCCAAGGTGGGTTGCTACGTCAGCACCAGAGTGTCCATGAGCAAAAAGGTTATCTATTGAAGGAGGCAGGTGAGAGTGGTCAAACAAGGTAGGTACGCCATGTTCATCGGATGCATGATGCGGGTAAAAATGTGTAGAAGGAGGGTACAAAGAAGCACTTACTCCACCCTTATCATTTTGAGATAAAAATGAGATTTTATTTTTACGATGCCATTTAGACATTTGCATACTACTTAAGTTCTCTGAGGCGCTCATTAGTTCCACCGTGTTGCCATTT